AAAGTAACAGCCGTAGTAGACGGAGATACAATCGATGTTGAAATCGATCTTGGATTTGATATATCATTTTCATCAAGAGTTAGACTGGCTGGCATAGATACCCCAGAGTCTCGTACTAAAGATTTATATGAAAAGAAACTTGGATTAGAATCAAAAGAATGGCTTAAAAAAGCATTAGCACATGGAAAAACTGTAATTATCAAAACTGAAAAAATGGATTCATCAGAAAAGTATGGAAGAATTCTTGGATGGCTATTTGTTGATGATGTTAATTTAAACCTAGCAATGATAGATCAAGGATATGCTTGGGGCTACATGGGTGATACTAAAGTTAAAGATTTTCCAGCGTTAATTGCTAAGAGGAAATAATGGCTTTAGTTGATATAAAAATTATAGGCTGTGGTGGTGGTGGCGTTAATGCTATAAATAACATGGTTGACCTTGGAATATCTGGTGTTGACTTTGTTGCATTAAATACAGATGCTCAAGCATTAATTACAAGTCCAGCAAATATTAAATTAGATATTGGTCGTAATGTTACGAAAGGTTTAGGTGCTGGCTCAGATCCAGAATTAGGAAGAGCAGCAGCAGAAGAAAACTTTGAAGATATAAAAGATATAGTTTTTGGTACTGATATGGTTTTTGTTACAGCAGGTATGGGTGGAGGAACTGGAACAGGTAGTGCACCAATTGTTGCTAAGGCTGCTAAAGAAGTTGGAGCATTAACAATAGGAATAGTTACAACACCATTTGCTTTTGAAGGCAAACAAAGAATGACAAAGGCTTTGGCGGGTATAGAAAAATTAAAAGAACAAGTAGATACTATTATAGTAATCCCTAATGACAATCTATTAAAGATGTTAGATCCTAATATATCTATGAAGGATGCTTTTCAAGAAGTAGATTTAGTTTTATTAAAAGGTATTGCTGCTATCACTGATTTAATTACTACCCCTGGAATTATTAACGTAGACTTTGCAGATGTTAAAAAGATTATTAAAGATGCTGGTACAGCATTTATGGGTATAGGTGTTGCAGAAGGCACAGATAGGGCTGCAGAAGCCGCAGAGCAGGCCACTACAAGTCCAATCTTAACCACTACTTTAAAAGGTGCTAAGGGTGTGCTGCTATCAATAGCATCATCTTCTAACATCTCAATGGGTGAAGTAAACTATATAGCAAGTGCAATATCAGAAGATGCAGATGAAGATGCTAACATAATTTTTGGTACAGTATTAGATGAAAGTTTAGAAGATGAGATTAGAGTTACCGTTATAGCAACAGGCTTTGATCATGAATGATATCCAATGGACATTTGGAATAATAACAACATATCAAGATAAAGATAGACTATTACACATTATAAAAAGTATTCGTGATTTAAGTATTCCAGAATATGAAATACTATTTGTTGGTGGTGGAGATAGTGAAGGCATAGATGGATCAGATATTCGTAAAGTAGACTTTGATGAAAGTCAAAAACCAATGTGGATTACAAGAAAGAAAAACATATTAGTTAAAGAATCTAAATATGAAAATATAGTTTTAATGCATGACTATCATATCTTCGATCAAAATTGGTATGAAAGTTTTAAAGAGTTTGGAACAGATTGGGATATATGTTCTTGTCCTCAGTATTTAATTACAGGTGCTCGTAATCCTATGGATTGGTCTTTATGGGATAAGCCAGGTCACGGAAGAGCCTGGTCTTTGAATTATGATGACTGGAATCAAACTCAATATATGTATATCTCTGGTGGTTTTTTTATGATTAAAAAACATGTAATGATTGAAGAGCCATTAAATGAAAGTCTTGGATGGAATGAAGAAGAAGATGTTGAATGGTCAATGAGAGTTAGAGATAAGTACGTAATGAAATGTAATGGAAAGGCTATTGTTAGACATAACAAATGGCATAGACATGCAGGTCCAAATCCTAATGCATGATAATAAATTAGTTATATTCGATCTTGATGGTGTACTGATTGACTCTAGAGATGTTCACTATGAAGCATTAAACAGTGCTTTAATAAAAATTAACCCTAAGTTTGTTATTACCAGAGAAGAGCATCTGTCAAAGTATGATGGCCTTGGAACTACTATGAAATTAAAAATGTTAACAGAATTAAAAGGTCTTCCAGTAGAGTATCACGATCAGGTATGGAAAGAAAAACAAAGACAAACAATAGATATATTACAAAAACTTTCAGAGAATAGAACAGCGATATCTATAATAAAGAAGTTAAAGAAAGACGGATGGAAAATTGCGGTAGCAAGTAATTCAATTAGAGAGACTATCATAACAGCATTAAATGCTATTGGGGTATTAGGATATATTGAATACATAGTTAGCAATGAAGATGTAAAACATCATAAACCATACCCTGAAATGTATTGGAAATGTATGACAGCATTAAATGCTTTGCCTCAAAATACAATAATTGTAGAAGACTCACATATTGGTAGACAGGGTGCTATAGCCTCTGGAGGGCATCTATACGGAATTAAAGATGCAGATGACTTAGATAAGGATAAATTCTTTGGTATGATAGATAGATTCCAATTGAAGGGAAAAAAAGAAGTGCCTTGGAAAAATGAAAAGATGAATGTCTTAATACCTATGGCTGGTGCTGGATCTAGATTTGCACAAGCAGGATACACCTTTCCTAAACCATTGATAGAAGTTAATGGTAAGCCAATGATTCAAGTTGTAGTAGAAAATCTAAATATAGATGCCCATTATGTTTTTATAGTTCAAGAAGAACATTTTCATAAATATAATTTAAAACAAGTTTTAAACTTAATCAAGCCAGGATGTGACATTGTAACGATAAATGGCATAACAGAAGGTGCCGCAGTAACAACATTGTTGGCAAAACAATACATAAATAGTAACGAACCTTTGTTGATTGCAAACTCTGATCAAATTGTAGAGTGGAATAGTAATGAATGTCTTTATGCTTTTGATGCTGACGAAATAGATGGTGGCATTTTAACCTTTAAGGCTACACACCCTAAATGGTCTTATGCCAAGATTGGTGATAATGGTTTTGTATCTGAGGTAGCAGAAAAGAATCCTATATCAGATAACGCAACAGTTGGTATATATTATTGGAAGCATGGATCAGACTATGTAAAGTATGCTGAAGATATGATACAAAAAGATATAAGAACTAATAATGAATTTTACGTTTGTCCTGTTTTCAATCAAGCAATTGAAGATGGTAAAAAGATAAGGGTAAAAGAAATAGAAAAAATGTGGGGTATTGGAACACCCGAAGATTTAAACTACTACTTGGAGAATAACAAATGAACAGAAGCAAAAAAGATTATTTAAACATGCAAAACAAATACTATGATCAATACGCAGCAATATGGAGTTTACAATTTAAAGACCCAGTTGTTGGATCATATGATGCTCACAATGAGTGGGAAGATTATGATACATACCTTTTTAAAGATTTTGATACAACCGACATGGTTGCTCTTGATTACGGATGTGGACCAGGTAGAAACTTAGTTAAGTTTCATAATAGATTTAAAAGAATTGATGGGGTAGACATATCTAGCATTAATCTAGAAAAGTCAAAAGTGAATTTAGAGCATAACAATATTGATATTCCTAATCTATATCATACATCTGGAGATAATTTATCAATGATTGAAGACAATGTGTATGATGTTATGTTTGCAGTTATTTGCTTTCAACATATTTGTGTACATGAAATTAGATTTAATATATTAAAAGAAGCATACAGAGTCTTAAAACCAGGTGGAAAACTTTGTTTCCAAATGGGATATGGTGGTAAAGAAGGAATTCCTACCGCAAAATATTATGACAATGTTTACGAAGCAGCAAGTACAAACGGTCATGCAGATGTAAGCATTACTGATGAAGAAGAATTAAAAGATGATTTAATTAATAAGATAGGTTTTAAAAATTATAAATCTGATCTTAGACCAACTGGCCCTGGAGACAATCATCGTCAATGGATTTGGGTTCAGACTGAAAAATGAAATACATATCACACCGTGGCAATTTAAATGGTCCAGTATCAAGAGATGAGAATAACCCATTCTATATTGATGCAGCCATTTTTGCAGGGTATGAAGTAGAAATAGATTTAAGAACTAATCTTGGACAATTATACTTAGGTCATGATGATCCAGATCATTTTGTAGATTTAGAATGGTTAAAGGAAAGAAAAGATAAACTTTGGATTCATTGTAAAGATTATAAGTCTTTAGAGACTTGCTTAGAAAATGATTTACATTGTTTTTTTCATAACATGGATGACTACACTATGACTAGCCTTGGATTTGTTTGGGGATACCCTGGCACTCCAAAAGTTTCTGATTGTTCTATTCTTGTATTGCCAGAAAAAAATCAGGGTACAAAGTATATTAAAGATCTAGGATACTTTGGAATATGCTCAGATTATATAGAAGAAATAAAGGATAACCATGCTAAAACCAATTGATTATGAAAAGCATTTTGTTATAGGAACTCCATTAGTTGCTTGGAAATGTGATAGGAATGAGCACATGACATGGATTCAAGACAGAATTAATATTATGCAAAAGTTTCCAAATGCTAAATGGTTTGCAGCATTTGAACTTGATGAAAGAGGTTTAGAACCATTTCAATCTGTAATTGCAGCACTAAAAGAAGTTAATGGAGATTATTGGACTTATACAATAAATGATATGCAACCAAAAGTAACTTCTCATAATAGATGGATAAGGATTGAAACTGGTCGTAATCTAATTAGAGAGTTTGCACAAAGATTTAGAATAACTAGCGGACATCACTGGGGTGAAGATTGTACTGAGCAAAATTTAGGGGTAGTAAATTATCAAGCAGTTTTATATGTAGATTCAGACATATCATTAAACTCTGAAATTATTGAAAAACTATTAGAAGTAGATAGACCATTGGTCGGTGTAAATGTTCCAGAATATGGATTAAATGGAAAAATAATTAGCAGTGAACCACCAATACAAGAACATTGGACAACAGCGGGAATGCTTTTGGTAAACGCTCCAGCATTCTATGATCTACCTTGGTATCATAATTCTTATTTAAACTTAAGTGATGATCCAACATTCCAATCTATGGCTGAAAGGCTGTTAAGAAGAGAAGGAGTAAATAATCTAGAAGACTCTTATGGGATGACTTGGGTTAGAAAAGATATACAAGCACACCATCATGGACAACTTCTCTCGGTAGAAGATAGACAAATTCCAGATAGACTGGTATAATATTATAGTTACCCTGCCAACTGGGGGGTAATAATACTCGCTATAAAGGAGGAAATATGGTAGGCTCATTGCTACGAACAATGCAACTCGAACCCTTTTTCTTAGGATTCGATGACTCGTTCAACAAGTTGCTTGGATTGAGAAATGATCTCAACAAGCATATCTCTAATTACCCACCTTACAATATTAAAAAGTTAGATGAAAACGAATTCGAATTAGAATTCGCTATCGCTGGTTTTAATAAAAAGGATATTAAGGTAACTGTAAACAATGGCAAACTAAACATCTCTGGAATGATGTCAGATGATGAAACTGAAGGTAAAGAATATCTACATAAAGGTATTGCTACACGTTCATTCACATCAACATTCGCTCTAGGTGAACATGTTGAAGTTGAAGAAGCCGAGGTAGATAATGGATTACTCAAAGTAAGAGTAAAAAAATATGTACCAAAGCATTTACAACCTAAAGAAATTATAGTAAAATAGTAGTACAGACTTTCCTTTAGTAGGGAAAAGACAAGGAGCAGGGTTGACAACAGCCCTGCTTTTTGGTATTATAGATATCTACTACAGATTGGATACAAATGGCACTTCATAATCACGTATTAATTAATGGATATACTCTTCTTCCACCAACTGATGAAAAACAAACTATTGCTTGGATGCAACAGTTAGTAGATTCAATTGGTATGAAAACAATTCAAGGACCTTTTGCTTCTTACGTAACTAAAGAAGGAAATCGTGGACTTACTGCTGCAGTAATGATTGAAACATCTCATATTGCAATGCATGTTTGGGATGAAACAGATCCAGCATTTATGCAATTTGATTTGTACACATGCTCAACACTACCTGTTGAAGGTGTTATTAAAAATCTAGAAGATCATTTTGGATTATTTAATGCAAGTGTTTTGGTATTAGAAAGAAGTGAAGGATTTAAAATTGTTCCAGAAGATAAGTGGGAAACACTAGCATGACAATGCCTGACTGGTCACAGTGGGATACACAAAAAGCAACAATCATTGCAGAGTATAAAGCAAGGATTGATTTCTTTGAGTGGCGTGACTTAGGTATTGCTAACAAATGGATATCAGAACCATTTTGCGATACTCATGATACTGGATACATGACAGAGGAAGAGCAAAAAGAGTGGGAAGATGGAAATGATCCATGCATGACAGTATTTAGAATATGGGAAGATAATATTGAATTGCCAAAAGGACAGGTAAGTTTATTTGAGGATGATAATGGCTGAGAAAGAAGAAGTAGTTTATTGGGCACCATTCTTTAAAAGAACTAACCATAATGATGATCCAGTTGATTGGAGTTTACTTTATGAAGATCCAGAACAGTTGTATAAAATTTTAGCAAAAGATAGAAATAAGGCTGAATTAGTTACAATGTTTAATTGTCCAGCAATGCAAAACTTTACTAAGAATATTTATACTTTAAAAAATCCTGTTACTACACATTTAGAAGTTAACGAGGGACACGTTCATGCAATATCTGAAACTAGCGTAATGAGTAGAGTGGATCATATAAGTTCTATTACTGATAGTTCTATGTTTGTTCTTGGATTAAATTGGGTATTTTTTGCTGAATCAGATTCTTTGAACATTGGAATATCTTCACCTTTTGCTACAAGAGCACCTCACATGAATTATGGAACTATCACTCCTGGATCATTTGATATAGGTAAATGGTTTAGATCTTTTAACCTTGAGTTTAATTTATGGAAGAATGTAAAAGAGTTTAAGGCTGAAGAGGGAGAGCATTTAGCATATGTTCATTTTCAAACAGATAAAAAAGTGGTATTGAAAAGATTTGAGGTTAATGAGAAGTTAACTGGATATCTTTTAGCAACATCAACATCTCCTAATTGGGATAAGAAAGTTCCTTTAGTAAAAAGGTATGAAAGATTTAAGAATAGTAGAATGAAAGAAATGATTATGAAAGAGATTAAGAATAACTTATTATGAAACTATTAAAAAGATTGTATGATTATCTAACAGAGCATGTGCCATGGAATGCTGCTGGATGTAGGCTTGATGGTCATACATATCAATATGCATCTTGTCCATTTACTGGAAAAACTTATGGTGATTGTACATCTTGTGGTCATAGAGTAGTAAAAGATACACAAGCCTCTATCGTCTAGTGGCCTAGGACACCGCCCTTTCACGGCGGCAGCACGGATTCGAATTCCGTTAGAGGTACGCCTGATTAGCACAGTGGTAGTGCGTCCGCCTTGTAAGCGGAAGGTCCTCAGTTCAATCCTGAGATCAGG